TGGATTGTCGGCATTATCACGTACACGGTCTGGGATAAGGTCTTTCAACGCATATTCCTCGGTTGTGTAAGTACTGGTGCTTAAATTCCATTCAACTTCATTCGCCTCTGCTCCGGCCGCTCTTTTGGATTGGGGAAGTTTCCAGTTGCGAGTATAGATGTAATACAAATCGGATTCCTTTTTGACGGGAACGACTGGTAAAACTTGATCGGCGATTAGCTCATCGTTGGTATATTTTATAGATACACCCGATAAAACTGAATCAGTATGGACATCACTTACTAAAGGATTTGCGAACTGCTTATGTAAGTTTGCCATTTCTCTTGCTTGTAATTCTGAAAGTAACATAAATTTTCACCTCCTAAGGTGTTATTAAACTAATATGCTGTCCTCATTTTACACTCTATCGACAGTATGGAGCAACTAATTTTAGTTAGATTCATCGGCTTGCGCCACTCCACCGGGAGTTAATAAGACCTCGATTATCGATCCGTTTCCGTCCGATGCTTCGAGAGCAATCCCGATGACTGAATACGTGTCTGTGGTTACAGGAGTTCCCTCGCCGTTTCCGTCAGACATGATCTTCTCGCCTTCGTCACAAGCGGCGGCCATTGACAGTTTGCTTGTTCCACCTATAGCAACAGAAGCGGCTTCTCCACTGCCGGGTTCGTTTTGGATTACTCCAACAACGTGTGCCCCTTCAGCGGCTCCACCACCTGCTACTTTAACGGTATTGGCGGTCGTATCCATTTGCACGGCGAAATATTGCTTGGAAGCAAAATTAACCCCGGCTATGAAAGACTTAACCATTTGATTTGATGCTTGACTCATTTTGTATTCACCTCCTGTGAAAAATCTAATAACTGTATTTCCGTAAATTTAATTCTCCAAAACTATTTGAATAATTCTGGTTTCTCCACTCGCAATACTTTTAAAGCTGATCCGTATTTCATGCCCGGATTTTCGGACATCTTTTTATTGGCTTCCGCTTCTATAGTTTCGCTGTTGCCTTTGACTGCCCCACCTTCTCCACCTGCCTCTGTAAAGAGGACTTTGGAAACCTTGGGTAACGCCTTCAAAAACTCTGTGAATAGTCCTGCCGCTTTTGGCGACAATTCCATGAACAGATTAACAGTAGCATCTTTAGCTTTTGGCAAAAGGACACCATCGACATTGCTTTCAGAGAAAATATATCCTTCCACTTGAGATTGAACCTCTTTAAATCTTAACTGTTTCTGGACGATACCCAGTTGTGATTTCATTTCATTCATTTCTTTAATGTGGTCGGCTTTCGAGATGAATTTTTCACTAGCTTTAACACTAGCGGCATCGGCATCGGCTTTTGCTTTCGCATCGGCTTCTTCCTGTGCAACTCTCTCAGCTTCTTCCTTTTCCTCAGCATCCTTGACGAGTTCCGTTTTGGCTTCCTCAAATGCTACCTTTTCTTCTTCGGTGGCTTCCGGGGATAACACAAATTCGGCATTCTCTGCCAATTTGGCCTTAAGTTCTTCTTTGGTCATTCTATTTTCACCTCCTTCAGTGAATTTGCTGGTCGAATTAATAAATCCAGCGTACATATTTTCAGAAAGAGCCACGGGTGCGAGGCTCTTAAAGTAGGGACGATTTGTCAGCGCACCCCCTAACAACACGTTACCAAACTGCTCGTGGGTTTCCAAGTCCTCATATTGGAAATCAAATTCAGGTGAGAAATACTTGAAAATCCCATCTTTGATAAGCTGTGTGCCAAGTTTAGTCCACTCGATTGTGGCTTTTAATTTACATTTCCCGTCTTCAAAAACTTTATTCAATGCTTTGTACCATCCAGCCGCTCCTTTTTCTGGCATATGCTCTTGATCTACTGCGATATCAACTTTTCTTACTTTATTATTAAATGACTGTACAAATGTCTCGATATCTTCCTCCGTAATGTCAAAATGTCCGTATTGAGGGTGATCCCAACTTCCAGTAGCCAAAACCTCGATCTCTGACACCGGGCTTTTATCGGAAAAATTGGCTTTTCCCAATTCAATTTGAGGTACTAATCTATTTAGTGTTATCTGTCCTTTTATAGTTTTCATTTTGTACTTCCTTTTCTAATGATAGTTAATAATTAATATTAAGTCAATTAACCTTTAAAATATTTTTCCTTAATCGAATCCCAAAGTAGATTGATTCCTAAAGTAAAAATAGCCACAACTACCGCTACTTTCGCCATAATGTCAGTTTTCCACATCTCTAATGCCCCAATCCTCATATTGGTCTTTTCACAATAACCATTAAATGACAACTTTACCTCTGATATGTCCCCCTGAATCTGTTGTAGTTGAGCGAGAACAGAACCCTTAAATTCTGCCATCGTCATATCAAATTCATTACTTTTTTTGGTCATGATTATGCCCTTTTTCATGATAAACCCCCAACCCATAAGGCATCTTTCGACCGCCTGATCCGGGCAACGGATAATCTAAATCTTTAAAATCCCAAGTCGCCATCAAAGTTTGTGGTTGTAAAACGTCTGGTACTCCCGTGAATGGGGGCAAATTCGCTTCGTCCTTCATAATCCCAACCCAAATACATCGACACCCAAAATGTACTTCTCCCGGTTTGTAGCTCGAAAAGGCCTTATCATCCATTCCAATCGTCTTCCCGTCCATGCTCATACAATAGTTGCAAACTGCCCCGTCCAAAATTGCCGACCATTGCATTCCATAAAGGTCGTCTTTGTATTGTTCAAAAGTAAATTTCCGGCCGTTGTTAATCTCCTCGGCTGTGATGAGCGAAGCCGTGGCCGTGATATTCTTACCAGCAAAATCATTGAATCCGTCTTTAATTCCCTGCATGGCCTGCTCGTCGGTAACTTCGGGATCCATCATTGAAATGGCGGCCAACCCCTTCAATTTATCCATCAGTTGCTTTTCGTGTCGGTTTGCCAAATATACCGCTCTCTCGGTAATTCTGTGCATGATCTCCGAAGTAGTAACCGGGGCGGCTTTCCCCACCTCGTAACTGGACTTCAATTTCCCGTATTCGAACATTCGCTTCATTTCCTCTTGGAACATCTGGGTATAAACGCCTTTTAACTGCCATCGCAATTGGTGAAGTTCGGCGTAATCGTTTCTCCGAATAGCGTCTTCAAATTTGGGTAACAATCCCGCTTTTTCCCGGTTGAGGATATTGGTCATTTTATTGGTGATAACCTTTTCCGCTTCGTCCATAAAAATCCGAATATCGTCAAATTTAACCCGTTTTTCTGCCTTGGTTAATTCCCTAAAATATCCCTCGGACTGTTTTTGCTTAGTCTCTTTTTTGACTTCCTTTTCGATCTTCTTCTCCTCTGGTTTTTTGCCCTTATTCAACTCCTCTTGAGCATTCTGGTTTTTGGCCTGTATTTGCTCTAAAGACTGTTGGAACTTCTCTTGCTCGGCCTGCTCTCTTTCCTCCCGGCTCGGCATTTCCTCTCCCTCTGGCTTGTCTGGTAACTTTAATGTTTTGCGTAAATAGTCCTCAGTCGGAGCATCCGGGGTCAAAAATTGTGCCATTGCAAGTGTTTGCACGGCCTCGGCCAATTCCTTAACATTCTTAACCCCCAAATCTGCATGGGTCAATTTTGGATATTGCTCAACAGTCCAGTTGTAATCTACTAATTTTTTAATTTCATCGTTAATAGTAGCCTCGATCTGTTTAGCGGTCGAATCAAGCGCTTGTAAAAATATTTGTGATTGATCGGCTGAAAGTGAATAACTTCCCACACTCTTGCTTCCAAGGTCAATAAACTGCGCCAAAACCGACTTCAAAATCTCTCTGGTGTGGTGGTCAAGCATTGTGGAAGGATCTTTGAGCGTATTAGCTTTCAAGTCCAACATCTCCACCAACCATCCGTCCTTAATTACCACATAAGCCTTTTCGTGTCCCCGCAAATTCTTTCCCATATTCTCAGCGGCGGTGTAATCGTCGTCGGTATATCCGTCCGGCAAAGTAATCACCGGAATCCCAATACCAACTCTTTCCTGAGCCACAGCATCAATTTTGTAGTATTTGTCCCTAAAAAACCAATGCTTATAAGCCTGTCTTAAAATCGAAGTACCAAGGTAGTTATCGCCCTCCCGCCTGTAAGTGAAAATCATTAGCTTTTGGATTGGTATTGTCGCCTCAATAAATGTCTCGCCCTTGTATGTTCTCTGGGTAATGCTCTCCAACTCTCCAATGTCGTTAATATTCCACTTCTCGATCGTCCGGGGTAAACGGGGCGCCCACTTCCTCCACCCGATCTTGCCGTCCTCAGTAACCTTGTAAATTACCTCAAAAGCCATACATCCGTAAGGCAACATCAAAAGTATCTGGCGTAGTGTGTCCTCCCAAGGTATCACCAACCCGTTAAAAAGATTTTCTTTCACAAATTCGGCAATTTCCACATCCTGTTTATCTTCCGAAGCGGCGGCAACATCCCATTCCGCCGATCTAATTGGCAATTCGCACATAAGTAAAGCCGCCTGTACCGAAGCGTCCGACCAACGCATTTTATCAATCGTGGTGTAAAGTTGTGCCCCTTTCAAATCTGCTACATATTCCTCGGTGTCAATCGTCCCCTGAAAATTAGTTGTGCCCGAAGCCCCGACCTCTGGTTTCTTTCCTGACTTCTCCGCAAACTTCTTGATATCTTTTTTTATTGGCATATTTAGCTTTAAAAACTTTTAGATAGCAAATCCGAAGTGATCGGCCTATCCGCCTTTTTCACATCGTCTGCTTTAGGTTCAGCCAAAGAGCCTGTTGAGATTTTGTCTAAACCAAGCATGGCATAATTTGTAGCCATTGTCAAATGGTCAGCTCCCAACTTTTTGTAAACCCAAACCACTCGGCCATCGGGTTTTTCCTCCTTGTCTTTCGCCCAATTACAAAGGTGTCTCATAAACATATCCATCTCTTGTGACAGTCTCGGCAAGACGATAATATGGTTAGCAAATCTGTCGGCCATTCGGTCAATAGATTCCATTTTTGATACAATTACCCGATACTCTTTTGATTCCGGGTCACGGTACCACTTAATAAACTCCTTCTGATTATCATTGTAATATACTAACCAAACTTTTGCAGGATACATATTGGCAAATTTCCTTGCTGAGTGCTTGTTAGGTAGGGCGTCAATCACACAAAACACCACTCCGTAAGTGTCCATTAAGTTCGGCAAATCATCAAAACTTTTGTAAACCCCAATATGTACAGGCCGAAGCGTGCCATCTTTTTCTTTCCTCCAAATAGTAACGTGTAAGTTGTCGCCCTGATCTATTCCCATTACTGTATTTCTGCCCTTCAATTCCAATTCGTATTTATTCTGTATGCAAGACAATAGCAAATCCCGGTTGATCGGTTGGTTTTCTCCGCCGTAAGCCTCCCCCAAACAGAAATTGTAAAAGTCTTTTAACCCTGAAAGATTTTTGGTAGGTCTGATCCGGCTTCTTTCCTCTTTCCTTAAAATATCAGTAGCGCTAATCCACGGCGCCATCATCTGTGAAATATGGTATCCCGATCTCCCCCACTTTTTATCCCCGGTGGCAATCCACTCTCCGTCCTTTCGGCATTGGTCGGTTATGGTAGCCAAGCAATCCACGCAAGCATATCTCGCCTCCGAAGTATCGCCCTTAATTGAGTCCGGGTATTTCAATATCTGTTTTTTGTGGCATTTCGGGCAAGTAACGAACCACTCTTTTTTATCGCTTCGATTGAAAAGATAGTCAATTCCATACTCCGGGATAGTCGGGGTCGAAAAAGACAAAAACCACTTCCATTTCGAATGCGACATCCGCTCCTTATAAATCTCAATAATATCCGGCTTCGAAAAATCAATCTCGTCGTGGATATTGAAGTCCGAATCAACTGAAATTGCCTGTCTCTCGCTCCATGCCCCTCTAAGGTATAAAAAGGACGTCCCAATCTGTTTTAACTCCACGCTGTCAATGTTGCCAATCAATCGGCTCGATAAATAGTCCGAACCCTGAATCATCGGATTAATCCGGGCTTTGGAAAAATTGCTCACGTCCCCGGCGGTGGGTAGTGTGTAAATGACGGATACGTTCTCGGTGTCGGCAAACCAAAGCGCCTTATTCATTCCAAAAGTCGAAATCCCAATCTGTGCCGCCTTTTTGAGTACCATATCCTTGGCCGGGTCTTCATAAATATCCAGTAAATAGGGGTGATCCGCCCAATCAAAATTATCCCCTTTTGGGGTTTTAATATGATCCGTCACCCAAGACATTAAATGGTTACTTTGTACTGTTTGTCTTCTGGCTGACGCCATGATGGATTGACGGTTTTTTTCTTCCGAGTTTTCTTCTAAAGGATTCATAAATTGCCTCGTCCAGTTCCTTTGACATTCCGGCGTCGGTAACTGCCATCTGTCCCGAAATTTGGATCTGTTTTGGGTAAAGTTCTCTTTCGGCCTTCAACCCAGTATTTAATAACGTAATCGCTCCTTTTTCAGTTAATTCCTCATCTTGTATGCTGACGAGTTTTTTAACCGCCTTTCCCTGTGCGAATTTGGCAAGTTTGATGTGTCGCTTCAAAAAGTCTTTAATATCCCCGTCCACCTCTGCAATCGCTTCCTCCGTTAGAGTCTTCCATTTCTCCTCTCGCTCTTTTAACCAATTCTCCCGTGCTGATACTTTGGTAATTGAGCTGTAAGTAATTTTGTGTCTTTTAGCCAAGTCAACCAGCGATACCTTCTTATCGCTCAAAAAATCCTGCCTAATAATTGTCCAATCAACTTTTTTATTCGACATAATCTTTCAATATGATTTCATTAACCTTTCAAATTGTACCCCGTCTTTTTGGCATTGTCCAGTTTGGTATCTTCGCTCCCTCTTGTATTGCCTCTCTTAAACTATCATCAGCCCCTTCCTTCCTTTTCAAATGGCTTCTCATTCCGGCGTGGTGCGGATTGTCGTGTGTTTTTCCGTCGTGGTTCTCTGGTGGCTTCCAAGTCTCTCTCTTTAATTCTTTGAGCATATTCTATCTCCCCTTACCCTGCATTTTTCTCTCTAGTCGTCTAGCCCGCCTTTTGGCTAGATTTTTCTTTTTTTTCTTTGGCATTTTTAATCGGTGAGTTTATAACCTTATCAAATTCTAGCAGGCAACAAATATTATCGCAAAACCAAGCCTCTTTTCCTCCGACGTTTGTAATCCCGGCCAAATGGTCAATGTATATCGGGTGATGGCAAGAATGACAAAGGACTTTAATATCGGTCATTCCATGCCACAAAACTTTAACATTACTTTTTCATCGAGGGTTTGTTTGCAAGCCTTGCAGAGCCAACGGGGTTCTTCTAGATTGTCGGCAATAATATAAGGTTTGGTCTGTCTGGTCTTAGATTGGCAGTGTTGGCATTTTGGATTTTTGGTATTGGTGGTCATTGTCGTTTAGTGTTAATTGACGACTGGTCGGTTTCCATTTCGTGTCTAGTTTGTCGGCTACCCGTGCCAATACCTCCGGGTTCTTTTTCGCTATATTTAGTAATACTCTCTCTAGTGCAATTTTCTGCATAAAGCATTGTATCACTGTTTTTGTTCATATTGTGCCTTACCCTACACTTAATAATGTTTTTGGTGAACATTTACACTTCCAAATATAACCAGTAACCTTTTTTGCGATAGGGTCAATAACAGGTTTCATTGGTCTATTGCACACGCCGCACCGGGGTATCTCTAATCCCAAAACTGTACTTCTTTTTCTGATCTCTGTACTTTTTTTCATCTTGGGAGTATTTCTTGTTTTATAACTTCGGCAACGGCCTGCATCATCTTTGGCATGACCGCGTTCCCGATCCTCGCCCATTGGTCACTAAATTTCCCGGTGAACACAAAATCGTCGGGAAAACTAGCTAACCTTTTTAATTCGGCGATGGTCATGAATCTTTTTTCCTTTGGGTGGAGCAAACCCGCCATTTCCTTACTGAAAAACTTCGTTATTGTAAAACTTGGTTTTTCCAACGACAATTTCCTGATGTTAAAATACGAAGCCTTCTTATATCTTTCCAGATAAATGATATCCATGCCCTGCCCCGGTTTTATGTCATTGTAAAGGGTGTCCACCCTCCCGGTAGGTGTCACCACTTCTCCGATATCAACTAACCCCTCTAATGCTTGCCCTACTGTTATCACTTTATTAGATGGGGTCGGAAAAACTGGGTTCTTTCCAAGTACATCGTCAACCCCTATCCAAAACAGTCTCCTCCTGCTTTGAGGTACCCCATAGTTCATCGCATTCATCATCTTGCATTCCACTCTATAAGTGGTTTTCTCAAACCTATCCATGACGACATTGTACATTCCACGCATCTTTCCCATCGCCATTCCGGGGACGTTCTCCATCACGAAGACCTTTGGTTTTAACCCTTCCACCAACCTCACAAACTCCTCGAAAAGGGAATTTCTTTTATCTGAGACCTTCCTTTTCCCCGTCATGGAAAACCCTTGGCATGGTGGTGACCCGTCAAACACATCCAATTGCCCCCTTTTCAGGCCACAAGACGACAATATTTCCTCTGCGGTTACTTGGGATATATCCCGTTCCCAAACAGGAACATCAGGGAAATTTAATTTAAACGTCTCGACTGAATTATGGTCAAAATCTATAGCGAGTAACTCTTTGAACCCTACTATTTTATACCCAAGGCTAGAACCCCCGCATCCCGAAAATGTAGATATTACTGTAAGTTGTGTTCCCATAGTTTCACCATTTATAACCACATTTCGGGCATTCGTTGACTGTCTTGAGTTTTCCCGGCATACTTTTTTCATCTATGTTTGCGATATTCTCAGGAAAATCCATATCCTTTCCGGGATTATATACCTTCAACTCCCAATCCTCCAAACCTGTTAAATTAAGGTCGATGTCGATGTTATCGAGGGAA